GACTACATCGCTAGAGACATTCCGGCACGTGGTCAGCATTATCGAGAGCAACGAATCTCTGGCAAAGCAAGTCAAGAAGATTCGATGGGCTCATGGATCTGAGGAGATTGAATTGATGTCCGGCGCTCGCTACGTGGTCAAGGCAGCTAATGCCGCAGCTCGTGGATTTGCTAAGCCGGAGACGGTGTACATGGACGAAACGCGTCAGCTCAAAGACACCGAAGCCTGGTCAGCTATGAGATATACGATGATGGCCGCTAAGAATCCGCAGCTCTGGACATTTTCGAACGCCGGAGATCAACATTCTTTGATTCTCAATCAGCTACGCGAGCGCGGCATGGCTTCATCTGCTGGTGGCAACGATGACATCGCCTACTTTGAATGGTCTGCATATTCGGACAAGATTGAAGATGAAAAGAATTGGGTCGCGAGCAATCCGGCGCTTGGTCACACAATCCACGAAGATAATATCCGCGCCGTTCTCAATGATCCGCCAGATGTAGTCCAGACGGAAGTGTTGTGCCGATGGGTCAATACAATCTCCGGCGCGATTCCTGTGAAGGAGTGGGAGGAGTGTGGATCTGATGAGATTGAGCTAGATGTCGAGAAGATGACCTGGTTCGGACTTGATCTATCGCCAGATCGTAGAGACGGGGCTTTAGTAGCTGCTCAAAAGAATCCGGACGACACTTTCAACCTCAAGCTTCTGCATACCTGGCACAATCCGATTTCGCTAGACGATAAAGCTATTGCCAACGACATCGCGCCCTATGCCAGAAAATATCCGCTTGAATATGTGGCTTTTAGCAAGAGAACAAGCTCTGCCGTAGCTGCGCGACTTGCGCCAGCCGGAATTCCTGTCATAGACATCGATGGCGCACTTTACGGCCAGAGCTGCGATGAATTGCTAGGAGCGATTACCTCAAAGAGATTGATCCACGGGAAACAGGCAGAATTATCCAAGCAGATATTATCGGCAGTCAGATTGCCAATGGGCGATGGCGGCTGGATTATCGGACGGCGCGCCTCAAGCGTTGCAGTCTGCGCGGCAGTGGCTTCAGCTCTTGCCACACACTTTGCGACACGCCCAGAGATGGAGATAGACATTCTGGTCGGCTAGATGTATAGCAGACCTTTAGACTTATCCACATGGGTCTATTTTCTCGCACAATCACGACGGCAGCTCCGGCTGCGACTTCCGACATTGAAGCGTCTTTGGCTCCAGTAAATGTCACTAGCTCTCTCTACAATATCTACGGCGTTGCCGGCATTACTGCATCGCGCGTCGAATTTATGTCCGTACCAACATGCGCCAGAGCACGCAACATTATTTCAAGTTCTGTGGCATCAATTCCGCTCCGCGTTCGCACAAAGGCAGATGGCGCACGTGTTGAGTCACCGCCAAAAGTTATTAACCAACCAGATCCACGTGTTCCAGGATCTGCTACCTATGCCTGGCTGGCCGAGGACATTTTGCTATACGGATACGGCTATTTACGTATTTTGGAAATCTACGCCGACACATATCGCATTAGAAGCGCAGAGCGTATAGATCCAACACGTGTCACAATTAAAACAAATGCAAGCGGAACAGAAATCGATTATTACTGCATTGATCAAATTCCGGCACCTTACGAGGGCGTCGGCGCTCTTGCAGTTTTCTATGGCAACGACGAAGGAATCTTAAATCGTGCTGGTCGCACAATTAAAGCCGGTGCAGAGCTAGAACGCGCTGCGACAATGTACGCACGCGAACCAGTGCCAACAATGGTCTTAAAATCTAACGGCACTGCACTTCCAGCAGATCGCATCGCAAAGCTTCTTGAATCATGGGGGCAGTCACGTCGCAATCGTTCAACTGCATTCTTAAACGCTGATGTTGAATTGCAGACACTTGGCTTCGACCCTGAAAAATTACAGCTAAATCAAGCCCGTTCGTACGTTTCGACCGAGCTTGCCAGGGCAACAGGAATTCCGGCCTACTACGTTGATGCAGAATCAGGATCAAGTATGACCTACTCCAACGCCACATTGGCGAGGCAATCGCTTTTGGACTTCTCGCTGCGCCCGATTTTAAACTCGATAGAAGAGCGTCTTTCAATGACTGGAATGGCTAATGATTTTGTGCCAGCATCACAGGAAGTTAAATTTGATTTAGACGATTACTTGCGCGGATCAGCAAAAGAGCGCGCAGACGTCTACAAGATTCTCTACGACATCGGAGCTCTTACTTCCGATGAAATCCGACTAGAAGAGGAAATGATCCGATGAAAGAAACAAAGCCAACTCCGATGAATCTTGACTTTTCAATCAAGGTCACGGCGACAGATTTTCCAAAGCGCGAAATCTCTGGCCGCATCGTCACCTGGAATGAAGAAGGCTCTACATCAGCCGGATCAACTATGTTCAAGCCTGGCTCAATTACTTTTAGTGATACAACAAAATTGCTACTTGAGCATCGACGTGAATCTCCAATCGGATTTCTTAAGAGCTACAAAGTCACCGATGACGGTATCGATGCGACGTTCGCTATCGGTAACACAACTGCCGGCAACGATTCTCTGGTCGAGGCATCGTCTGGATTGCGCGATGGATTTAGTGTCGGCGTACTAGCTGAAAAGTATAAAAACGTCGATGGCGTCTTAGTTATTAGCGCAAGCGCGCTCAAAGAAGTCTCACTGGTCACAGATCCGGCCATAGCATCAGCGAAGGTCGCGGTCGCAGCTAGTGAGCCAGAAGATTCTGAATCCGTCGTGGAAACAGAAGAACAAACTACCGAAGGAGAAAACGAAGTGGAAACAACTCCAACCGTCACAGAAGCACCAGCCGAAACGGTTGAGGCTTCCAAAGTCGTACAGGCCGAGGCAGCTCGTCCGCTCTATTTCACATCACCACGATCACCAGTAATTTCTGGTGGATCATATTTAGAACACTCAATCAAGGCAACGCTAGGCAACGAAGATTCTCGCCAGTACATCAAGGCAGCAGATGATTCATTCACAACAAATCCAGCGTTCTCACCAGTTTCATACGTTCGCGATGTAGCAACTAACACAAACGCAGATCGTCCAGTCATTGAAGCTTGCGGTGGAACACGTCCACTTAATAGCTACGGAATGACGGTTTCTATTCCTAAAATTACGGCTAACAGTACGGCCGCGACAGTGGCCGAAGGAGGAGATCCAACTGCAACTACAGCGATCACTTCAGCTTACGTCAATGCAACAGTAATCAAGAAGGCTGGATTCCAGCGTTACTCAGTAGAATTGCTAGATCGTTCAGATCCATCATTCTATGAAATTATGCTTCAAAATCTTCGCGATGCGTATGCTCAGGCAACTGATGCTTATGTAATTGCTCAAATCACTGCTGGTGGAACACAGGCAACTGCAACTGCTGCTGATTCAGCCGGATTGATTTCATTCGTATCAACAGAAGCACCAGCTGCTTACACTGCAACAAAGCGCACTGCTAAGTCATTCGTTTCAGGTACTTCAATCTGGACTACGCTTCTCGGCGCAACCGATACAACTGGGCGTCCAATTTACAATGCTGGAAATCCTATGAACAATGCTGGATCTGCAATTCCAACATCTATTCGCGGAAACGTACTTGGGCTTGATTACTACGTTGATCCAAATATGGTTTCAACATCAATCGATGAATCAGCATTCATCATCGAGCCACGTTCAATCGAAATCTTTGAATCTCCAGCTCTAACATTGGCCACAAATGTGCCAACAACAGGAGAGATTGAAATCATGCTCTACGGCTATATCGCAGCGCAAGCAACCTTCGCAGGTGGCCTACGTCGCTTTAACCTAACCTAAGCAAACTAATCATGGGCTAGGTGCGCTCCCGTATCTAGCCCAGCAGCTCACATAAAGGAGACAGAGATGCCAGCAATCATTACCGTAGCAAGCCTTCGGACGGTTCTTGGCGTCTCTGTCGCCCTTTATTCTGACGCCTATCTTGAAGGAATTATCGATTCAGCCGAGCAGGTAATTCTGCCGCTATTGACTGCCAATCAGAACTCAGTCGCCGCCGTTTATCTTCAAAATAATGTCGCCTATTACATAACTCAAAAGCCGAATACATTCGTCGCCGGTCAGAGTGTTGTCGTTACAGGTTGCGTCCCAGCAACATTCAATGGAACACAGACAGTCACATCAAATTACTATGATCCTTTTCCTTACTTACCTTTCGCATATCCGGCTCCATATTTTTACTTTACTTCTGCCATTACAAATGCAGACATTACCTTTCGTCCAGTCATTCCTGGCGGCGTAGCTTATCTATCCGGGGCAGACGCGGCCACGCTCTATGCGAATACCGACGCAGTCGAACAGGCGGTCAC